AGAGTGGGGAGAATGTATTCCAGAAGGTTACGTTCCAGATTTATTGGGTCGTCCGTGGGTTTGGGGTGTTACTGATTGTTGGTCACTTGTCAGAGATTGGTATAAACAGGAAAAGAATATTGAATTGAAGGATTATGAAAGAAATATGACACCGCAGGAGTTTTTAGATGATCCTTTGTTTGAAAGTTATGCGTGGAGAACAGGATTCAGAGAACTTAGAAGCGATGAAAAGTTAGAGAAGGGAGATGTCTTATTAATGTCTATCAT